AGGACATCGATCCTATTCCTGATCCCGTTTCGGATCATGGGATGCACATGGCCGCAAGCCGTGTTTCAGCTCGTGTCCATCTGGGCATTCCTATTTTTATTCTACCTCACATACATCGTCCTCAAAGCATGACATTTACACAAATCACCACCGCAGCCGCCAAGAAAGGCATCGCAATTAGCCGCCTCGCCGACATGGCCGGCGTGGCACGATCAACCGTCAGTCGCGCCAAGAAGGGCGAGTTTGATATTAAACCCGTGACGCTGGCTAAGCTGGCGCAGGCGCTCAAAGGCGCAAAATAGCCGCCCTTGCCAACGACCAGCCCTTTAGGGTAGGTTTACGGCATGGACGAACCAGAGATACCCAAGGGCCTATTTTCAAACTCCAAGGTTGTAGCGAGGGCATGTGAGCGATTTTTCTCGAATCGCAAGATGCCGAGCTACGATTTAAAGGGTAATCAAATCGACCCCATCACAAAACAAATCCTCACGCCAAAAAAATGCAACCGTTCCTCGAAGGGCTAAAAGCGCTCTTAAAGCGCAAGATTTTCCCCTCCACGTTCAATTCTGCGGAGTGGCAAAACGTCGCTCCCGCCATCCGGCAACGCTCGTTTTTCAGCGCGACCGTAAACAGCGCGAAAGTTTTGCACCGTTTTCGCTCCATGTTACTCGACTGGCAATCAGGCGCGACGGAGGATGTTGTAAGTCCGCAAGGCATCCCGTCTCGCGCATACAAAGTCTCTGGCCTAGCGGATTTCAAGGAAAAGGCCGGGACATTTCTCATCCAGGAGGGACTGGCGACCGAGGCGGATTTCAAGCGTGAGGGCATCACGAACATTGCGTCAGACTCTCGTTTGCAGCTCATTTTTAACACAAACATCCAGCAGGCGCAGGAGTTCGCCGCCTACGAAATGCGAGTCACGGACCCGATCCGAATCAACATGTTTCCAGCCGCTCGTTTCGTTCGCAGACCTGGTGCAAAAAAGCCACGCGCTCGACATTTGGCCGCAGAGGGCCAGGTTCGCCGCTACGATGATTTCCAGTTCTGGCTCACGCAAAACGCGAAAGACATCGGCGGATTCGATGTGCCGTGGGGGCCGTGGGGGTTTAACTCGTATATGACGCAGCAACCAGTTAGCAGGGCCGAGGCCGAGGCGCTGAAGCTGGTCAGAAAGGGCGAGAAAATCCTGCCGCTCAACCTCACACCATGGGGAGTTACGCCGAAAAGCCGATTTAACGGCGACGTTGACGCGACATTGGAGGAGGTCACGCCCGAGATCAGGCAGCAGGCAATTGACGCGATTGTGTCACGCCTCGGGCCGGGATCGGTATCGCCGGATGGGAAATTGACGCTTGAGCAGATCCGCCGGATCAGAAATTTATGAATCTCAGAAAAACAACATCAAGCAAAGCAATGAACGAACTAATTGGAAACATTCGCCAATGGGGCGAAGAAAAAGGGATCACTGGGCCGAATGGCAAAGCAACGCTATTGACTCAGCTATCCAAAACGCAGGAGGAGCTAACTGAGACTAGGGATGCGGCTGTAACGTTTAGCCAACATCCGCCGGAATCATCAGAGGCTGCCTATGCATGGCTAGAAATCGCTGACGGCATCGGCGATCAGGTTGTGACGCTCATCCTGGCCGCTGAACTGGCAGGAACCACGCTGGAGGAATGCCTTGCGCTGGCCTACGCTCAAATCAAAGACCGCACTGGGAAAATGATTGATGGAACATTCGTGAAAGACACGAAATGAGAAGGCCAGCAAATTGGGATTCGTTAACGCCGGAATTGCAAGAGGCATGGAGGGAGCGCAAACGTATTTACGAGCGCACAGCTCCTAACCGAGTCAAAGCCAAGACGATTGAGCGCAAAAAAGTATGGCAGCAGGAAAATAGGGATAAAGCGAGGGCCAGCTATTTGAAATACAGCGAGGCCAACCGAGAGAAAATATCAGCCAATCAACGCAAAAGATACAACGCAAACCCCAAAGTGATAGAAAAACGACTTATGAAAAAACAAATCCAAGACGACCCTGAAAAGATCGAACAACGGCGCAAACGTGCCGCGGAATTGCAAAAAATCCGATACTATGCCAATCGCGAAAAGAATCTGGAAATGAAACGTCAATGGGCATTAGCTAACCGGGAAAAGGTTTTGGATCATCGCAAAAATCGCAGAAATCGAGAACTCCAAGCGGATGGATTTGGAGATGAAACAAAGCCAGCCAAGCTCGACATGTCCAAGGTGCTGGCATTCATCAGCAAGAAAGATGGGCCAAAATCACCCGCGCCCATCACGCCTAACATGGCGAAAGTCAGGGAATTTATCAAATACGCATGAAACCGGAAATTGACACAGAATACGCGCCTGAGGGATACCGGGCGGAGTTGGCGAGCATGGGAGGTAATGGCAGAGTTGTATGCACTGGATGCGCTTTTGAAAACGACCCATCACTATGCGACGAGCGCCTATGCTGGCCGACCGATCGACCAGACAACACTCACGTTATTTTCGTAAAATTATGATGATCCAATTCATAAACGCTGAGGGCGAGATACGGAGCTTTGACGGATCGACGACCATCGAGCAGATCATGCAAATGGGCGCAACAGTCAGTCTGGTCAAACCGTCCAATCCGATCCCGCCGAACACATGGGTGGCAATACCAGAGGCGAAAAGGTCGATGACGACGCATGATCGCTACAAAGCGCGGGAGAAACTAATCAAAAATGGTCTGCCGATACCTGAGCATTTGGCGATTCGTGACCAAGCGAAAAGGCCGACCACTGCCAAGCTGGACATGGAAAAGGTCAAACACGCATTGAGGAGGCTGGAACAATGAGCGAAGAACACGATGAAAACGCTGACATTGCCACATGTCCGAAAGGCCACGGATGGCTCAACCTCGACGGATCATGCGATGTGTGCAAACCGTTTGATCGTAAGCACATTGCGAAGCTCAAGATGGGCTTGGATTACCACATCCGATGGAGAAAAGGCATTGAGAATCAAATACCAGATCCCACCCAACTGGGAATTTTGCTTGACGAGGTTTCAATCGTCCTTTCTAAAATCGTCCAGACGGGAACGGATACATGAGCGAAAATCTCCCAATTAAACGCAGGCGGTCAGCATTGAAAGATTCGCCAGATGTCCGAGAGAGGATCATTACCGGCATATCCGAGGGTATTCCACTGGCAGTGATTTGCAGGGAGGATGGGATGCCGAGTGACGATACGGTGAGGAACTGGGCCGATGAAGACGAAAGGTTCGCTCGGGACATCGCGCGCGCAAGAGAATGCGGATTCGATCAAATCGCTCACCGCTTAAGATCCACATCTAGAGGGAGGGGCGAAAGCACCGGAGACGTAGTGAGGGACAAGCTCATCATCGACACCGACCTAAAACTCCTCGCAAAATGGGACCCAAAACGCTACGGCGACAGGCCGGAAATCATGATTCAAAATAACAACTCCAACGCTGGCGGCATGATCGAGCTACGACCAGAGCAGGATGATGCGCTGCAAAGAGTGATCATGGACGCGCAGGACCGAGTGAGGAAAATTACATGACACCATCCGAATTTTGCGTTCGCCGCCTCGGTATCATCCCATACGTTTGGCAGATCGAGGCCATGGAATCCGTAGCCATGGGGCAACCGTCGAGTGTCGTTGCTGCAAACGGATCAGGCAAAACGGACCGCCTCGTGGCTCCGCTCATCCTTTGGTTTTTGCACACCTACCCAAAAGGGAAGGTGGTTTTTACCTCGGGATCATACCGCCAACTCTCAAACCAGCTATGGCCGGCAGTAAAAAAACACAGGGATAAATTCCCCGAATGGACGTTCCTCAGCGACGAGATCCGCACACCGCAGGGAGGATTCGCACTTGGATTCTCGACCGACGATGCAGGACGCGCTGAGGGATGGCATGGAGATCCTGACGCTCCGCTGTTCCTGATTATCGACGAGGCCAAGACGGTTCCTGACCAGATTTTTGAGGCTTTTGACCGCTGCACCCGTATCGCTCAGTTGTGGGTTAGCTCACCTGGCGCGCCTCGTGGGCAGTTTTACGATTCCCACCATAAAACCCGATCGCTCTATTGGACGCGCAAAGTCCCGTCCGCCGAATGCCCGCACATCCCAGACGAGAGACGCGCCTTGGACCGTGCAAAATACGGTGAGGATCACCCACTTTTCCGGTCAAAACACCTAGCGGAATTTACCGCCGATGATGAGCTAATGGTGCTATCGCCCATGAAACTCACGCTCGCGCTAGAAGCTCAACCGGATGAGGACGAGTCTGGCGAGGTGGTGGCATTCTGCGATTTCGCAGCAGGCCGGGATGAAAACGTGCTGGCTATCCGCAGAGGCAACAAGGCAAGGATCATCAAGGCATGGCAGGAGAGGGACACGGTGCAGGCCGCACGGCAATTTATCCGATTATTCAAGGACCAGGACCTCAAACCAGGTCAAATTTTCGGTGATGCTGACGGACTAGGCACAGGTTTCGTGTGTCAAATGGCAGAGGAGGGCTGGCACATCAACCGATTTTACGGAGGCCAAGCTGCCAAGGAAAGCGACGAATATGCCAACCTC